TGGACAGCCTCACGCTGACTCAAAACCTTCTTGAAAACGGACGCGGAAGTGACCGCATCCTTCTTGGACAAGCCAGCTTCACGCAAAGCCTTTTCCAAAATCTTGAGGTCAGCAGTGCCGTCATCCCGGAAGAATTCCAGTTTTTGCACTTCTGCCTGTGGGTTGTTGGGGTACATCACCACGCTGACTTCGCGCAAGCCGCCTTTGGTGATTTGAAAATACCCTTCTTCATCATCGTAATTTTCGCAAGGGTTGCCCTCGCCGTCCACCATGCAGTATTCCTCAGCATACGCGCCAACAGACACGCCGCCAAACATCGCGGGTGATTCTTTCATCACGTTGTAGAGGTCTGCGCCTTGATTGGTGTTCATGAACAGCCGCCCGGTTGCGGTCATGCCCTCATCGTCAAACGCGAATTCACACCATTCGCCCACCGGAATGGCGTCAGCCGCATGATTCACGAACATGGGCAGGGGTCTGCCAGCCTCGCAAAATTCTTTGGCCCAATCCATGAAGCCCTCGGGCTGATAGAAAAACTTGCGGCCATCTGCGCCTTCGCGTGGCCCCCAAGTTGTCACCCGGGCTTCAATTTTGCCGGTGGGTGCGCTTCCCTTTGCGGCTTCCACCGCCAGTTTGGCCTCGCACACCAGCATCACGTTTTTTGTCATAGATAACCTCATCGACTTTTGTTTGGTCAATGTCGTGTATTGTTTTGGGCGGTCGCCCTCGCTTTTTGGGCGCAGGACTTGGCTGGATTGTTGCCAAGGATGCTACCATCAAACGAAAAATCAGTGACATTATTTCCCGATGTTCATTTTTCGGGTTTGATTGCCACCGCCACCACCCGTGTCTTGCGGGCTTGACCCGGGAATTGGTTCAGCCTTCCCGCTGTCCCCCACCAACTCATCCGCACCTTCCATCTTGGACATGCCAAGGTATTCGCGCCCCTCGTTGGGCGTCATCACGCCAGCCTTGACGCCAGAATTGACGAAATTCATTTGGTCAAGTGGTGCGCCCTTGAGGAAGTTCTTGGTGTCAAACTCAACATACAGGTTTGGGTAGTCGCTGAACAAGGCTTGTTTCAGCTTCTGTTGGACGTTGACCAAAACCGGGTACATCGTGGATTTGTAGAACTCATCCAGCATTGTCTGCGTGTTGTTGTACTTGGAATCACCCACGCCCACCATTGCGGCCGGCACACCGTACAAGGCGCAAATCCGCTTCATGGTTTGGGTTTTGAGGTTGGCAAGGTCGGTGTCTTGCAACGTCAGGGGCTTCACAGCCTCATAGCGCATACCTTGGTCAAGCAACATGGATTGACCGGGTTTGCTTTGGTCGGTGCGCTGACTGCCAATCATGCTGCTCCACGCTTCCTTGAGGCGTGCGGCAATTTCCTTGAATTTGCTGTCCGGGATGACTTGCTCAGTCACAAAGATGCCGGACGGCTTCGCGCCGTTGAGCATCACATAGTTGGCATAAATGTCAATGTCTTGGTCAAGGCCCACCAGTTCAGCGGCCAACATCCCTTTGTTGAAACCAGCAGAACCCTGCCACGCTTGGTCTTTGCAGTGCATCACTTGGTAGTATTGCAGCGGCTCATCCTTGCTGAACCCGTAGGATGGTGTGGAAAGCCTGTATGACGGGTAACGCGTTTCAGTGATGGTGACGGCAATCAGTGTGCTGTCCAGAATGTACATCTCCAGCGGCAACTGCGTCATCTTCTTTTGGTCTGCTCTCCACCAGAGGGTGAAGGCTTCGCCAAGCATCTCGTGCCACATCATCCACTGATACCAAAATTCATATTGGCTCTGAAAATTGTTGGGGCACTCAAGCAGCTTCAATGCGGCTTTGGCGCGTTGCTTGTCGCGCACCCCAACTTTGTCCGACAACAGCGCGTCCACAAACGTGCCGTCATCTTCCTTGCACATGATCTTGATGGGAAGCTGCGAAATGGCCCGGGCCTTGACCGCGACACAAGACATAACCGTGCTGTTGCGCGACAACAGGGACGTGTCCACCGGGCGTCCCGCGTTTGTTGCGCTTGACGTGGTTACGTACAGGATTTGTGTGTTGACCGTGGGGTTCTTGTTGTCCCCCTGATACACGATGTTGTTGCCAAGTGCCGTCTGCCCAAAAAGGGTGTTGGCTTCGTTGGCTTTGGCTGATTTCCGTTTGAAAATCTCAGGGATTCCACGCAGTTCCATATGATTCCTCAAAAGGTGCGGAAGCCAAAACCACTCACGGCAGGATTGTCCAATGAACAGTGCATGGCGATGATAAGCGCAATTATGCCATCCACCTTGGCACTTTTGTCAGCTTCATTCTTGCGCACCTTCACGTTTCCATTCACATCCTCATACACTTCGCAGTTTCCAAGCTGCCATCCAACGAACGGGTTGCCGTCATGTTTGATGGCGTGTTGCATGATGAGTTTTTCGGTGTGCTTGGACGGGTTTGACAACACGGCCATGCCTTGACCCACCTTTTTGACGGGCAATCCGGCTTCGTGCAGACGGGCCACCAGTGAGGCTGCGTTGTAGGCGTCATACCCAATTTCCTTGACGTCATGCCGCTGACATTCTCCAATGATGTAGTCGCTGATTTCCCGGTCGTCCATCACGTTGCCCTCGGTGACGTGCAAAATTCCGGCTTGCCGCGCCACTCGGAAAATGTCCAGATAATGCTTTGGAATGATTTCATACCCGGCTTCTGGCATGAAAAATTTCCAGTGCGCTTCAAAATCATTTTCGCCATACCGTTTGAGGGTGCACACGGCATTCAGATCGCGCACGGCCGCAAGGTCAAAGCCGATAAAAACAGCCTCTGGCTCCCGGCCAAGGTTTGCAACGCTGTTGCAATTTGGACTGTCCCAATATTCCCGGTCAACCCACGCGCTGTTTGCGCTGACGTAGATGTTGAGGGTTTTGCACAGGAATTCGTTCAAGGCCGCTGGCTTGTGCTTGGCTTCCTCAGCCCTTTGCGCAATGGCTTCCTCGAAAACACTGATGCCGTGCATCGGGTTTGCCTTTGCCCATGTGGATGGCTCTCGCCAATCATCGCCCGGGTCAAGGCTGTACAGCAAACCAAACCAGCGCGGGTTGTCTTCCGCCTCGCCGGACAGCATAGCCTCCAGCACCTTCATGTCTTCAAAAAACTTAGTTTCCTTGGTGAAACTGGCCGTGGTGATGTAGACACGCAGGGGGTTTTCTCGGGCAACCATGCCGGAAAACATCACCTCAATAGTGTTGCGGTCAACAATTTGCGCCGCTTCGTCAATGATGACGCAGGACGGGTTCAAGCCGTCACCGGACTTCTTGGTGTCCCGGCTTAGGGCTTTGAACACGCTTTGACTGTCCCCGCGCTTGACGATTTGGTAACGGCTGACACCGTACAGGCCGCTGACGTCCCCGGGCATAGCCTCGACAAAACCTTGCGCGGCATGAAACACCAAGCTGGCTTGGTCACGGTTCATCGCAAGGGTGTAAACCTCCGCGCCCGCCTCACCCCATTGCAGTTCGTACAAGCCAATGGCCGCAATCAGGGTGGATTTTCCGGCCTTGCGCGGGATATACAAAATCACGTCCGTGACCATGCGTCTGGACGGGTCTTTTTTGCTGCGGAACCCGTAAATGGCGCAAATCAAGAAAATTTGGAACGGCTCAAGCACAAGTGGCTTGCCCGCTTCTGGCCCTTTGGTATGGCAAAGGGTGGACGCAAACTCAAGGAAGTGCTCTACATACTTGACGTGAAACTCATAAGGCCACGCCCTGTCCTCAAGCTGATTCAGGAACCGCTGACAGGCAAGCCGGATATTTCGACAGACTGAAATCTCACCCCGCGCCACTTGCACAGCGTACAGGATGCCATCCTCATAGGTCATGGCCCATTCAGCAACTTGGAATATTTGCCGCCCTCTTGCTTGTTGGTCGCCAAACGCCCGCGTGGGGTCAGGCCCAATTCGTTCATCAGCACAATGGCCCGGGCCAACGCCTTGTCACCAGCAGTCAGGAATGGGTTTGGGCCAATGGTCTGCCCGTTGTTGAACTGCGTGATAATGCCGCCCTTCTGGACACCTTTCCAGCACCGGACGTAAATGTCCAACTGCGCGGCCAAAGCCGCCAGCACGTGCTGGTCTTGATCGCTCCCAATTCCGTATGTTGTCCACAGGAATTCACTTGTTTCTTCCACAAACTTGTTTCTGTCCCATTTGTCCGGGTTATCCAGCCAAACTGCCTTCGGAATTCGTGACCTGACGTTTTCCGGCAAAGGGTCTGCTTTGTGGGCTGATTTGGTTCCGTGAACCAGATGCAACTCTGGCGGTAAACGATTTGTCATTTGCTGCCTTTTTTCTGTACAGATGTGTCGTGTTTTGTCATATTGTGTGGGGACACCCCCCCCTGTCAACTTGGTTTGCAGAGAATTACC